GGCAGCTGGAAAGAATTGAGAATCTTTTTGTTATATTTTATGAAAAGGTTGTGTGCTAGCTCTTTACTTTCATTGGGCGCCGATTTAATTAACTCTCGGTACCTTGCACCAATGGTCTTCCGCTTATCATCTATACTTCCTCGCGACATGGCATCGCCAGATCGTGTCATTCCCTTTGCGAGTCCTATATTTATATATGGGACGTGCGTAAAGGAATGATCCGTGACGAGAAAAGTAGTAGAATTGATTTGGCAGAAATCCTTACTGATGTAGGTTTTACCGACAGATTCATTTAAACCGGCTAATTCTGTAACTTCCTTCCAGATCGCATATAAATTGTGATCTCCCTTCATAAGAAGGTCATCCCCATTAATGATCATCGGAATTTTCCGTAGTCTGAATTTTTGGACTTCGCTTAATTCGTAAGCATGTCGGCAAAGCGCCGCATTAATGATACAAAGGATAGGAAAAGATGTTATAGAACCCATTAACTGACCAACAGTCTGTGTCTTGAATTCTTCATGATGGACATCGCCTGACACCTCAATCTCAAACCCGGTGAGGGAATCGAGAAAGAGTTTTTTTAATATCGTGACTGAAGTGAAATACTGCACAGACCTCCTCTGCTGCGGCATTACTTGCCCAGCTTCTGAGAAGATCTGTTGCTGCTCGGTAATCACCGGACAGGTAGTATTTATTAAAAGGGTTACCCCTCTTCATCATGATATTAAGATAGTCAGCCAGTGTTTCCTGGAACCCTGTGGGGCTTCCAAGGATGCGGAAGTTATCTAAATTTTTAAGTCGTTTGTGCATTAATCTCTGAATCACTTTTAGAACGAATGAACGGTAAGGATCAACCTTAGTTATCATTCGAACCTTGAGCGCTTCAGCTAATGCAACCGGAACAGCCACATTTGGTTGTTCGAACGCTAATTTTCTTAACTTCTGCCACGCGCGATTGAAGATCTTTTCAAGCAGACTGTAATCAGGATCGTATCTTACTACATCTACTAGGTCTTTAACTTGATCATAGATAATGTCCCGTGGATTTTCTTCCTCCTCAAATTGGGGATAGAAGTCTTCTACGGACACTATGAGTTCATTGTTTTCGATCAGTGGGACTATTGGTTTCTCCTCAAACTCTTCCTTAATTATCCATCCTCCCGGACGTTTAAATTCATCCCAAACACCAGAGTCAAATATAGTTCCGACTACACCAGCCTCCTTTCGATTATTAATATAATTCGCAGAAGTGCTGGGGAAGAAGCAATCGATGAATGTATCCCTTAAAAAGGTACCATCAAATAACTCCTTCCTTGTAACCGGACTATAGATTTCTCTGACTGTGCGCTTAATCTCTTTGATTATACGCTCTTTGGTAATTTGAACCTCTCCAGACGGAGTGGGGATAGTCTTGGACTCAGATACGTCTTCTATGACGGCTGTCATAGACTCAACATAAGCTTTCCTAGATTCTTCTAGAATGTCTTTAGTTGGGCGGACCATTCCCTTCTTTGATTGCAAGATTGAAGTGGCGAATGAGTATCTTTGTTCTCGAGTGGAATTTCTCATGTAAAGCTGGATCCATCTGCCTCCTCTACCTCCGACAAGTACTGCCGGTTTATCCTTGATGTTTTCATCAAAAGGACGAGCCGCAACTGGTTGTTGCGTCCAGAAGGAAAAGAATGCGGAGATCTTGTACTTAAAAGTCTTGATCCAAGATTTGCAGCTTTCAGCCATGAGTTTGTAGTGAGGAATTTGTCTACCGATCTCTCGACCGTTCATTCTATAACCATAGAATTTAAGAACCTCGTAGATTGCAGCCAGATTTTGGCCAATAATTGTAGAAAGGGTGGGCGTATGTTGTTTCTGTTTCTTGAGAGAATCTCTCGCGAGGAGCAGCTTGCTACCATGGGCGGGATCAAC